GTCTCAAGTCACGGACTTGAAGGTGGTGTCCCACTGGGACTTATTTACCAGCCTCTCTACGCAGCACGGCTGCAAGATCGGGATCGGTAGCGTCCAAGGCCATTTGCCTTGTTAAGTTAATACTACCTTCTAACCAGGGATTTGCGATGCCTGCAGCACCAGCTGTTCCTGTTGCGGGTTTTGCACCCATTCCAGCAGCTGTACTAGGCTTAAAATGATGCTCAAATCCAGAACCGGGATTTTTTAACTTAGCGAGATAAACGCCAAGATCCTGCTCAACACCGCCGTCAAGGATTTTGACAGCACCAGTGTCAGACTTTTTCAGGCTTGATTGAACTAGCTGGAGCATCTGCTCAGCGTTGATTGCACCAGCCTGGCTGATGGCAGCCAATGCAGATGTTTTCATCGCTGCAGTCTCATTAGAGACTTTCAACTCATCAAGTTGACGTTGCAAATCTACAATTTGCTGATCTTTGTCCTGAGCAGTCTTGTTGGCCTCTTCCCAAAGATCTTTCCATTGGCCCTGATCTTCAAGCGTTTTACGCCGTTGATCGTCCTGTTTTTTGTAAACCTCGTCTAACTTACCTTTGATGCCTTGAAATTTTTCCTCGGCTTCACTGGCGCGTTGCTGAAGTGTTTGAATCTGCTGCTCATAAGCAGAAACATCGACAGCAGCAGTTTCAGTCGCAGCCACAGGCTGTTCAGGTGACGCCACTGGCGTTTCCTGGATGACTTGCTCTTCCATTATCAAAAGTGAATTTACTCTTCTACTTTACTCGCTTTTGTTCTTTTAGTTGTTTTGGCCTTAGCAGCAGGTTTTGCAGGAGACTCTGCTTTCTTTTCGGAATCAGGACTCCAAGAATCAACAAGCTCCCACTTGTAAGAACCGTCAGCCTGTAAAACTTTGTCGAGAGACTTGGCCATGCTGTAGAAAGCGATTTATCCCTACTCTAACTCTGAAGCGGGATCTGGCGACTCCGCTGCTGTAGGTAGGATTTCGCCCTGCACCAGCATGTCGCGGAACTCTTCACGATCAATGATCTGATCTTGGAACAGCTGAGACATTGCAGCAATATCCTGCCCAATCAACCGCTGCAGATCAAAGTCACGACTAATCTTGACCTCTGGCGCTTCAAGACCCAAATAATTCGCTGCCATGTCATACGCCTTCTGAAGACCTTCCTCAAGATCCATCGATACCATCGACAGCATCGAGTTTGTATCAATCCGATCTAAACGTCGCGCATCAGCAGATTCAGCTACGAACTTTTGCTGGCTGAGCGTGCTGATCCCCAACGTCGCCATTTGCTGTTGCAATTCTTTAATTTCTGCAGATTGCGCTTCAAAAGCGTTTGCAGCTGGTTCAACGTAATAAATCTTATTGCCTGGCTGCGTTGCCATCGCATAATTTACGCTGATTGCAACGTCCTTAGTCTGATCGTCCCAACCCTCCATCACCAGCATTGGCTGCGAAGCGATGTGCAGACTATGGATCAGGTCAGCCTGTCGCTGAAAGTGAGCCAAGTTCAGATGTGCAATATCCAGCAGCGGAGGACGGCTGGTCATTGTGTCCGTCTTGTTCGCATAAACAGTGACCAACGGTATTTGTTCCAGTGAATAAGGGCCTGACTCAACCAGTTCGTACTGCGCTGTAGCGTCGGATTGATCGAACGAAGAGGGGTATGGGTACTGCCCTTGCATCTCCTTACGTTGTTCCGCCTGTCGATACACGCGATAACGACCTGGCTCAATGACGCGGATTTGGTCATAGACTTTTTCTCCAAATTCACCGTCAGGAACTACAGCTTTTTCACCGATTCGTACTTGAGTAAGATTACCGTAATTGGTTTCGCGGTCCAGTCGCCAACCGTACACATCGGTTGGATCCACTTCAATCCAATAGGGCCGACGATTAAGAGCACGCTCTTCTGCAAGACTTCTTGCATCCGAAGGCGCAGGAAAATCAACCAACGTATGACAGTGCCCATAAGTCAGGGCACAAATCAGGAGTCGTCGAGCGTATTCATCTAAATCAGATCCACAGCCATCGACGTCTTTATTGAAGACATCCGTCCAGTATGGGTCACCTTGGACGCTAATGGGTTTCCTTAAAATCAATCCAGCCGCCGCACGAATCAATCTTTGTGTGTATGGCGTAAAAACAGCTCGATTTACTCGCGCTAGATACGCTGAATAGTCTTCACGCGGCTCTAAAGGCAAAAAAGCTTCAGAATTATCACGAAGATATTCCGTTCCAGCAGTCACGGCCTTCATAATCTCCCAGCCCTTCATCTGGTCGATTACAACCCGTGTTCGCACAAACGGACTATCAACACTTCCCATATAGGAAGAGCTGACCAAATGCGTTCGTACTAGACCTGGAACGGAATACGTCATTGACCTGTTTTAGTTAGAGCAGCCCCATCGTCTCCGAGCGGCTTTTCCTCTTTCACCTGTCCAACTTTTGCTACGAGCGCAAAAAGATTTTTTACGTGCAGCCTCAGCTTTTGTTTTGGGTTTTCCCGTAACAGGTGGCTTGAGATTAGATCCTGTTTCACGGTTGTAACGAGCCCGACCTTTGGCAGTCAGACCAGCACCTTTGCTGGCCGGAAGCTTTTCACCCCGACCAACACTTAAACTAGGACCACGCTTTTGCTTTTTGCGTTCAGCCATGACCTAGACCTCACTCAAGGTTGGAAGTAATAGTGCCGCTGGTAATAAAGTTGCAAGTAGCAACAACCAAATCACCAGCCGTAGAATTAATGTCCATGCTAGTAATAATTCCAGCAAAACTTACAGAATCAGTACCGCTGGCGGTGCCAGTAGTAAACAATTCAAACGTAGCGTCTGCTGGATCTGCAGCTGTAATTACGTCCTCGATAAATGCAGCTTGGCCAGTTGCATCAGGATCATAAACCAATTCGACCGTGCCAGAGCCGGAAATCATGCTGCCAACAAAGCTACGGAAAGTGTCTCCGTGCTTACTAGTGTCCAATGTTTCCTTGCTAATGCTCAGGCTCCAGCTGCGAGTGCCGACAATAGTGGCTTTAGTGCCACCAGCAGCCTCAAACTGAACTGCGCCCTGCTCTCCGCGTAGAACAGCCATGAGTTGACAAAAAGAAGGGTTATACCCCTCATTCTAACCTGTCAAGCCCGGCAAGCCATCACTTCTTAGGCCGTTTTGCCTTGGATCCCGGCTTTCGACGCTTATGTTGATACCCAATTTTCTTTGAACTGGTCTTCTCACGCTTAAATTTAGCCTTCTCCGCTGGACTCATCTCCTTCGTCGTCTTCGGCGTCTTGTCAGATACGCGCTTCGATGGACGACACGCAGGATAATCCCGCTTCTCTCCCTTGGAACGCCCACATGGCTTTCCGGTCTTTACATCGACCCACTTCTCCGCAAACCATCGCCCCAATCCACCACGGGCTTTAGCGGCGCTTTTTCGCTTTTTTTGTTCCGCCATCGCTCGCCTTCCGATAGGTGCCACCACGCTTCTTATACTCGCGCACCAACCATGCATTTGCGTAAGCGCTGGGATAAACAGCAAACTTACGCTTTGCCTCGGCTTTCACGCGAGAATACAGCGCTTTGTTCGTAGGTTCGTTCCTACTTGCCACAATCGCACCGCATCTTCTTCGAGCCTTTGCTCATGCCCTTCTTCTTAGTGCTTTTCTTAGTGCCCTTTTTGGCACCATTTCCATAATGACCAGGCATGGCAGTGATGGGGATCTGTCTCCATCTTAACGGGTTTTGGACGCATATTCCAATGTCACACGCCGTTCTCGTCCTGCAGGTGACGTCCAACGGTTAAAAATTATCCTAATTGACTCGTCTAGCACTTCTTCTGGCGGTTGAACTGTACTCCACTGATGATTACAGTCCCTGCACTTACGAATTCGCACAAAATCATCGTCCTGAGACGTAAACCGCCCCAAAACAACAACATCTCTTGATTCGCACCGCGGGCATTTTGGTGCGTTTAGTGCTCGACGAACCACAAAAAATTTAGTACAAACGATAGGTCGTAGTCCCCATGGCCTCTGGTTTGGCCAAATTGAACTGCTGCAAAACAAGATAGCCGAAAGCGTCGAACGCATGGTCCACTCCTAAATTTTTGTTGGGCAAACCAGTCCCAGGCGCATACGTTAAAGTCCGTAATGACTTGATTAATTCCTTACACCTAGGATGAATCTTTACTCGACGCGCTCCAGAAGCATCCATTAGACCCGTGTTGACCGCTGTAATCTTGTCCCGGATCTTCCATGGTGATCGTGGACTCTGAACCGTAAAGCCGCTACGCCTAAGAATTGCATGGTCCGTTACGCCAATTCTT